ATAGTCACTATCAGCTGGATAGAAGGTGGGAGCTTCCATCCATCGAAACGTAGCATCAGACCACTCAACGTTTCCATCTGCTCCCCACTTTCTAAAGATAGAGCAGTCATAGTCAATAGCATAGTAGGTTTTACCACCGATAGCGCTGTAGTCTCTCTCATATAGAGACTTCCAATTATCAGCTGTTCCTTTATTATTAAGCCTGGTAACTACTTCTCTACCGTCTCTAATACCAAAGGCTTGAGCTAGCGGGGTGGTTAGAACCACATTGTCAGACCACGGGCCAACCTCTCCGTTCTTAGTGACCACCCGCATTCGAATATAGTAGGTCGTACCATTCGCAAGGCTAGGAAAAACATAGAATGTCTCAGGGGAGGCAAACCGATCTAGGTTGAAGAACCCAGCAGTTAAACTAATATCGAATTCATAGAACAAAAGGTTCTTTAGCCCTCGGGGGGCTGTAAAGTGAACTCTAGCTTCCCTCCACTCTACTTCTGCAGTCACGTCTTGCGGAACGATCTTTGGAACAAACTCAGAGAACTTACGCTTCGGCGATTGCTCCACCTGAGCTGCTAGAGATATACCAACAGCCTGCTCAAGGTGACCTAGAAATAGTTTTAGTTGAGAAACCCTACCAGCGGGCCAGTTCCGAAGCCGAACCTCGGATTGGATAGCTGAGGGTCGCTTTACCTTGGCCATTATTAACTCACAACGTTGTTCACGTCCAAGACATCGAACTTACCTGGGCTAACGTGATAGTAAAGCCTCGCCGCTGATATCTTTGTATAGACATCCTTTTCGGCATTAGCAAACTTCAGCTTAACATACTCGTCTGGTGTTGAAGTCGACGAAGGTATCCGCTGTCTGATCAAGGAGTTGTTAGCACCAAACTGCATGGATATAGTAGATGAGTCCGACGCCAGAACCTGATCAAGTCCCTTGGCTGTCGAGATGGTGCAGGTCCACACACATGCATCATCCGACCCAGTTCTAAGCTCAACGCTGTGGGGGTTGACTCTGCCCGTTGCCAGCTCAACCTCGGCTCCAAGCATTCCTGCTCTCATGTACGGGGTTTCAATCTGTGTGTCAATAGCATACGTCACACCTGCTGCATCCACCCAGTTCTTAGACGACGGATCAAACAACCGATATATCATTCCATCATCACCACCAGCCCAGATCTGGAAGTCGCCGTTAGAGTCCTCCATCTCAACAGCAGATAGGAAGTTAAGGGCAGCTGCGGATGGAGTGTCAATAGTAGTCCAGTACCCGGTCTCTACTGCGTCAATGGGATATTGATACGCATAGATGGAAGTATACTCTCCAGAAGAGTCTGGGTTGAACTGCATTATCAGATTCTTTGATCTACTGTGGACACAATGTATAAGCTCTATGTTGGCTTTGCTGATCTCTGAATCATATTTGTCACGAATTGGCTCACTGATCTTCTTCGTCTCACTAAGGTCGAAGAGTCGCATGCCGTCGCGGTCGACTGCATAGCCGATCAAACGCGCGGTTCCTGCGGCTCTTCGACCGACACAACCCATGCCTTCTACAATCTTATCCAGAGAGAAGTCAGGGTTGTCTCCAATCACCTGCCACTTGCCGGTCTCTGTCTCTACAACCAACCCAGCATACGATTCATACATAGCTGTAATCTTGGCATCCAACTCGAAGGCATTGATGAGCGGGAAGCTTTCGGGTTCGTTGTCTTCAGAGTAATACAGAGTGTACGGGTTTTGAGGATCACCGGCCAAAAACACAGTCTTCTTCCATACCTTAACAATTCCAGCCTGGGGCGGAATAGAGTTGTCATCGGAGAAGTCACCGGCTTGGGGAGCGGTCTCGTTGCCAAGGCTTCCATCAGCAGTGATATCTGTATAAGTGGTGGTCACATTGTCTAGAATCTCATCAAGAAACAGCCACACAGAACCATTACCAACTGTTCTATAGAGTCGTCTAGCAGTTACCTGAGGGTCTGACGACAGTGGAATCCTAGTAAGGTCTATCTGTCCATGATCCGCTGCAGTGACATCCACGCTAGCAGGGCCAGCATTACTAAGCTGACCATACTTGCTAACGTAAACCACTTTATAACTGTAAACACCTGTAAGATCACCGGTCCCTGATGTGTCCGCGACGAGGGCCCCTTCATCTTTCTTCTGGTATCGGTCGAGGACGAGTCCGTTGATAACGGTTTGGTCGTTTGCGAGGTAGAATTCAAACCGAGTTCTCCTAATAGGCTGGTCTTCGGGGTAGAAGCTACCGACACTAGTACCAGCCGGTCCTCCCGTCTGACCCTTTCCGGGGGCACCGGAAGCGAAGTCAAGGTTAAGTTTGTTCCACCCCTCGAAGAGAGAACCGTTGGTAAAGTCGAACTGCCAGTTATTGGATACGACTGTATCACGATCAGGGCTGACATACACCGACAGTGCCGGGCCTGTGGTTTTGAATCCTGTATTGACAGGATTTGTAATAGAAGCAGTTAGCTCTCCTCTGGGAATGAACAGAAAGAAGTTAACTCTATTGTTGATAGCGTCTTCGTTCTCTCTAGTATCCCCTTGAGCATAGAAGCCGTCACCTGTATCGTTAGTGATTTGTTTCTCAATACTGAATATCTTAGAAGAGTAGAAGTTGTGGTCAATACGGATTGCGTCACCATCCCACGTGACATGCCCGGCCGTGGCGTTGCTTTGATCAGCCAGGACAGCATTAGTGACTGTCCAAGCAGCTTTTGCATCAAACGCCTCAATAACAATCTCGTTCTCGCCCGGTGCTCGAACCCCCCAAAGGCTCATAACGGCCCCATCATATTTGACGAGATCGTCACCTTCCCCTACGCGATCGGGGTTCTGGTTGGTGATGAAATATAGACGATCAAGACGATCGGCACTATGAAAGAGGTCAGCGGTTCTACCGGTTGCGAGGGTAGTAATGCTGGTACCATCTACCCTTCCTAATGTGGTTCCGGCTGCACAGAGGGTGTGTCGGAGAATGGCCCCATCAAGACTGGGTGCCTTATAGAACCCCATCCAGGAGATGTGCTGTGCTGTTCCTTCTAGATATGGAGTAGCTAGAACACGAGAGCTACCACGAATCTTAGCGACGGCACCATACTCTTCAAAGAAGTCTACGTTCTGGCAGACTCTAAGCTGCTCAGGAGAAAGCGACTCTTGGGTCGCCTTGGTGTAGAGGCCTTGAAAGCCTGTGATGTCAAGAAACGGGTAGTTTTCTCTGCCAGCCATTTACGCATCCTGATAATGCGTCGGGAATGGAACTATCTTGTTGGATGAAATCATCCTATTGTCGATGAAGCGTTCAAACTGCATCTCCCATTCCGCGCGCTGTCTAAGCAGACTTCGCATTCTACCTTCTTCCTGTGCCTGCTCCTGATCAAACAAGGCTACAGCTGTGTCAAGAACAAGCAATTCATCATAGAGAGAAGGGAAGTCTGAATGTAATTGGTCATTATCAGCAGTCAGTTCGGCTGGCAATCCAATGTATTCCATACGAATCTGTCCAGCTACCGCTAGCTTAGGCGCCGGTTCCAGAACGAAACCACTACCAATAGCTCGGTATGATGGAAAATATGAATCACCGCTGTTAACCGGTGGCTGATTTGAATGGTAGTGTCGTTCTTCCCTCTGGATAGGCACAGTCTTTCCGTCGCTGCGAACCAGCTCTATCCTTAACAATCGTTGAAAGCCTGTTGGCCACGCATACCTAGCTTGTTCGGCCACGGTATCACGGGTAGCAACCACTGTAAAGTAACCTTCATAAGCCATTATCAACTCGCCGCATCGTTTCCGATAATGTGCGTTGAAGACCTGTTTGATCAGGTCATCACTCCAATAGCTCTTATCTGCGTCTTCCTCACCAACATATCTGCGAGTTCTAGTTATGAAATTCCCTAGGGTTCCGGTTAGCTGGTTGGCCATCACATCTCCTTCGATTAGGAGTTAAAGATCTTCTATCCCTTTGAGCCCCACGTCCGCATCGTCTAGCGGTCTCGATGTGGCTGTTCGATTCTTCTGACCGGCGTAGCTCATTACCTTCTCTATTGTCGGATTGGTAGGTGCTGTTTTGCCGCGCTGGAAGTTGTCCATAGCTCGCTGTGTCAGCCACGAATTCTCTTCCTGCATAGCTCCAAACAACTCATCTGCCTGAGACTGCTTCTTCGCTTGCTCTACACCTTGATCGCTTGCCAGTTTTCTATTCCAGGCAATGTCTCCATATCTATCACGAAACTGAGCCTGGAGATGGAGCCGGTTTATGAGAAGCTTTAGATAGTCCGTTGACTTGTAGTCTATGCGAACCACATGAGCCCATCCGTGAGGCTCACAGAGCCTCCACACATGCCACGCACGTTCGATGATGGGGGATCCGTCACCATGAGTTGTAACGAATCCCCACACCTCTTCTCCGTGCTCTCGGTGAATAGTAAAGCGGGGGTCCTCAAGTTTACCCTCATACTGGTTCATCATGTCATCCCATATCGTTGAGAACGGGTGCCACACGACGTATAGTTTAGGATCAATTGCCTTTAAGGAGTCGAGAAACCATGTAGGTAAATCGACTCCTGGTTGGCACTCTCTATTACTTGAGGTACTAGGACGTAGCGTACTAGGTAGCTTCATTATTCTCCCCCGAGATCTATGTTAGAAACCAACAACCACCAGCGTTTGAGCCGTTGTGGCTGGGTCTCTAAATGTAACCGTCTTACCACTAAAGGTTGCAGATTGATTAGTCGTGGTTGCAGCAGCATCAGCAGCCGGAAAACAAAACGCAGCCAGCACCGTAGTTAGCTTGCTAGCATAGGTATCATCGTTCGACACGCTAGTGAAAAATGCAACCTCGATCTTGAACGGACCAAGCGCAGCAATGAAAGCTTTATCTGCAAAAGTCGATGTAGCCATTATTTACTCCTTTTCTGTTTAAACTCTTCTTGCCTTTTCTGCCTGCATGGAGCACAATACTTAGGAGTACGACCACCAAGCCGTTTCTTCCTTAGTATAATGCCGCAATCGGCACAACGAAGAGTCATTTAAATGTTACGTAAGATCCGCGACGTGTGAATCACCAACAAGCACATAACGAAGCGTAACTGCGTCGGCATCAGTTGGTGCGGCTGCATCAGCAACACCCACATTTTCAAGCATATAGATCAAACCATCAGCATGATCCAATTGAATCAGATACAACGCATCATCAGCGATCACTGCTCCGTCTGTAGTGTTGAGTGAGAACTTAATGAAGTCAGCGGTATCAGCTCCAAGAGCCGGTACTCCACCTTCAGCACTCAGATCGATACCAGTACTTACATACGTAGCAGTAATCTCTCCAATCACCAGGACTTTATTGTTCTTAGCAACACCGGTAACTGTGTGTCCACCACCAGGTAGGGGGATTCTACTAAGAATCTTAATAGCGGTAATGTCACCATTAGCCATTTTACTTCTCCTTTATTAGGTCAGTTCCGGTGCAGCGGCATCGTCACCGATTGCAAGGAATCTAATTGTAACTGCGTCAGCATCTGAAGGCACAGCAGGGTTCGCGTTTCCTGAGTCTTCAAGCAAGAAGATCTTGTTATTAGTAACATCGAAGTTAGCCAAGAACAGAACCTCTGCAGAAGGATCAGTTGCGTCTGCAATAACTCTAGGGTCCAACGAAAGGAAGTCGAGAGTTGCAACACCAAAGGCGTTAACTCCACCCAACTTATTAACAGCCAACCCGGCCGCTACGTAGGTCCCTTTAATTTCCCCAACAACCAACACCTTATCTTTCCTAGCACCTGTGAGTGTTCGGCCAGCATTAAGGGTTTGCTTATACAAAACTTTTACAGTAATATCACCATCAGCCATTTTACTTCTCCTTTATTAGGTGAATTCCACAGTACGGGTATCATCGCCCATAACCATATATTGAATGGTGATGATATCACCTGCCGTCGGGACAGCGGGATTCGCTTGGCCTTCTTCATCAACCACAAAGATCTTCCAAGTTGCATTTATGTTAGCCAAGGACAGCTTATCTGATACAGGCACTGTCGTTCCTGCAACTCCTGTCTTAGTGACCGTAAGGTCAATAAAATCAATCTCCGAGACACCCAGAGCAAGAGAACCTCCCTTCGCTGTCAAGTCTATTCCAGTAGATTTATAGGTTCCAATGATCTCACCCCATGCTACTACTTTGTTATTTTTAGCTACACCTGCCGTGGTAAACCCACCACCAGGGAGTGTGTAGCGCCCTAGTTCTTTAATGGAAGTAATGTCACCATCAGCCATTTGTTTCTCCTTTAGCTTTCAACCATCCATTGTGGACGTTTTATATTATGTCTACAGCGGTCACCTACTTCGGGACCGCAACTATCCCAAGATCCAAACCCACCGCCTACAGCAACGCCAACATACAGGATAATAGGAGCTAGATTAAGATACCAAGGAAGCAGTTCTCTTGCGTGTTTACGTAATGCCTTATCAGCAAATCGCTTTGCTGCATCTGTCATAGAACCAGCCTTATGACAGCGTGTACAGTAATGCCAGTCGTGCACACGTCCAGCAAGACTTAAGTCATGTCGTTGATACATCCAATCGGGAAAGCCACCAGAGAGACCATCGTCTTGAAAGTCAGGCCACACTCTGGTAATTATATGGATGTACCACATAACGCTTTCAATAGCAGGCATTATGGCAACGGATTAATGCCCTTGACTGCCCCCTTAGCTAAGCCTTCAGCAACCTTACCACCAAGTTCAGTAGCATTATCACTGATGCCGGTGTCCTTGGTGTCATACACTGTAGTAAGCCCACAAGACTCTGCTACAACATACTTCTCAGCGTTACCTGTTCCTAGGACAGTCGACTTGACTTCAGCACAAAGAGTGCCATCAAGGGTATAAAATCTGTCGTGTGAGTGGGCGCACCCAAAGATGAACCCACTCACAAACAGGGTTATTAGTAGCCGCTTCATTACTTGACGTTGTTATCTGCACGAGTATTAGTACCGCGTGCGAAGTTGATCTGGCCATCATGGCGAGACACAACAACGTACTCAGTACCAACAGTAGCGCTGTCAATTGCAAGTTGATTCCCATTGGTCGTCAAATAGAACGTAGGATCAGAAGCCCCGCGCGTAGAGTGCAGGAATCCTGCATCGACCGCATTAGGAAGCTCAAGGTGATCCGACGTAGCCGTGAGAATCTTCACGTTACTGATGATGACGGTAGTATTATCGATGTGATCAACAACAGTTTGCCTGGAGGGAAATAGTTTAGCCATTATTCATCCTCCTTAAAGATCATTCTTGCTAGACGAAGAACCAGCCGCACTACCAATAAATCGAGCTATGATAGTCTTAGTGCCGGTAGCTTCTCCAGAAGCGATTGTGATTTCTCGCACCGCGTCCGTTGCCGAGTCATCTGCGGTAATAGTTACCGTCCCACCAGTTCCGGTTGTCGGAAGCTCAGCAGCTGAAACAACGCTGTTATCAACTTCGATATCGGTAGCCGTACCAGTGGTGTGGTGAACGGTGAAGATCCAGTAATGACTTCCATTTCGGTCATCAACTTGCACCACATTCTGAGGTTTTGCATCTGCCATGTATAGTTCTCCTACTTGGAAAGTTTAATTTGTTACTATGTAACATCCGGATGTAACATAAAGAAAGGGGTAGCCCCCGAATAACCAGGGGCTACCCAATTCAGTGATTATTGACTTACCAAGCTAGGCTTAGTACGTCGGGGTCGTAAGACCAGTCAGCTTAGCCGTCTGGTTGATGTTGCGAGCCACGTTCTCACCGTAGTACTTCATGAGAACCGTGAACGCATCCTGACCCGGAACCCACGCCATGTTTACCCTCTCATCGATAGAGAGAGGTCGCACAACGCCGCGCTCAATCGCACCCAGGTTCAGTTGGAAAACCTGATCCGGGAGAGCGGCCCACGAGATCAGCCAAGGACGGCCTTCAAACGTGGTAAGCTCCTGCCGAGCACCAAGCTCCAACCGCATGTCGTTAAACCGGCGGAAAGGAAGCGAGATCTCAGTGTAGCGATCGTACTGTTCCCAGTTGGAAATCATGGCGAAACCGTCAAGGCTTCCAACGTCGGTCTCGACCAAGAGCTGGCGTCGCAACCGACGAAGCAAAGCTTCATCGAGTGCCACAGAGCCAGCCGCGATAACCTTCGACTGAAGGATCGGGTACGTGGTTCGAGACAGGTTGTAAATGGATCCGGTGGCCGAAACGATAGCCGGGAGTCCGAGGCAGGTAACTTCCTGCGGGGACGAGGCTTCGCTCTGCTCACCAGAGATGTAGATGCCGTCATCGGTCGACCACGTAACAGAACTCGAAACCGTGATCTGTCCGTTAGCGATGTCCGTCGACGTCACCGTGACGGGTCCGAACTGTCGGAGACCCGTCACATTGTTAAGTCCAACAATGACCATACCAGCGCGGAACGGACGAGCGTCGTCCACCGGAACGACCGTGTCGGTCGATGCGGTTCCGCAGTTAGTAAGGCGACCCGTGCCATCTCCCCGGAGGAAGTCAACTTCGAATCGCGCGCCTGCACGCTTTACTGCAGTACTGATAGCATCAGTAATGCCGCTTGCAAACGCATCTTCTCCACCACGCGCTGAGACCGCCTCAGCAAGTCCGGAGAAAGTGACGGTGTGATAATACTTCTTGGGTCGAACTCTTGCTTGCTTAACTTGCTCATTGCTAGCAGTCGGCAGGATATTATCGTCCGTTGCACGCCAACCACCACCAGCCTCATTCCCTTGAATACGCACACCGAAGTAAGCACCATCACCCGAAGGGGTGAAGGCAGTGTTTTCTCGGAGCTGCGTATAAATGGGAGCTGACAGGTTCTGCATTTGCTTAGATTCATAATCTAGTGGACTATATCTTTACCTTTTCAGGTACATTCGGCCTTTCAAAGATTAGTATCGTTCAAAACTTGATCTAAATTTGTGTTTCATAAACTCGAACTGGTTTACATATGGTCGTATAATATTGAATATCTTTCTGGAATCCTCGGTTACAAATCTCAATCTAGGTTTAGAACCTTGTTTCTTAGAAGTTCTAACTATCTTTGGTGTTATATTATATTTTTGTTTAAACCATTCAATAATTAAATTGATTTGCCCTTCTGTGAAGGAACATGTATGTAAATATAATATTGGATTTCCGAAGTATTCAGTTCCGTCTATATGTTTCTTTTTTTGCCTGTACTCTGAACCATCGTCCATAAACCATATCGCTAGATGTTTAGGACTGACACAGTGCTTTAAAAGAAACTGAACGTTCTTTATCCCTTTATAGTCATATGTTTTACGTCTCAAAAGTCTCATATATTTAGCCCAAGCCAAATGTATGTATATAGTTTGATGCCAGTTACCTTTTGAGTCCTTAGTTTTCCCTTCTCTTATGTTACAACATCTAGTAAGATTTTTCTTTCTAAAGATCTTATCTATTTCTTCTGCCTTCCATAAAGCATATTCTTTTTGTTTTATAGAATGATGCAGCCTAAATATAGGAGCACAGGTTTTAGTTTCATTACTAATACACCCGTCTCCTAGTAGCATAGAACATAAGAGCTGTCTAAGTTCGCGTTTATTCACATTATCTCCTTTGCCTCTAAACAGCTGGAGTGTGGTTTACTAATCTTTTAGTCTCTGAACTACAGCCCTTTAAGGCTGCTAGCTGCTGATTGTCTTTAAATTAGTCTTTTCAACCTTTCATGCCTACCGTTTCCAGTTACATTGTAGGGACTAATTTCTCTTTGTCAAGATGTTCCAGCAATTTTAAATGTTTTGTATTACCCTATATGAGCAATAAAGTCAACAATGTATCGACGCAAGAGCATATCACCCAGAGTGTTAAATGTAATCATTTAGGGTATAGCTCCTATCGTTATGGCTACCGCCCGTGTGCTTTCCGGATGACGCTGGCCAAGGCCTGATTGAAGTCATCGTCACTAAGCTCGGCTTGAACTCTCTTCCCGCCTGCCGTGTCGACTTCCTGCAATCCACCCCAGTTGCGCCCCATAAGCTCTTCCAACTCCTCCTCTGGAGTCGGTGGTGCGGCTGCCGGTTCTGGTGTCAACTCTTGAACCTCTTCACCAGTAAACAATGCACCCCTTGGCACGCCATACCGATCGAGGGTTTCTTGAAACCCCTCAGAAAGAATATCCGAAAGACGATCGGGATTGGCCACGGCCTTTGCCCAGTCCATCTTCTCGGTCCACAAATCCTGGATCACTGCTCGATCCTGTGCGTTATATTCTTCCGGCAATTGCGCCAATAGCTTATCAGCAATGATATCGGCACGAGAGACGAGAGCTTCCGCAGCAGCGGTAGCCTGAACGTCTGCGATCTCCTCGCGAGTCTTATCAAGCAACTCACGAGTTCGATCAAGTGCCTCATCCGGTTCGAGATCCCCGGCTTCAACCGCTGTTTCGATACCCTTCAACTTAGCGTCGATCGCGTACACGTGATCGGCCATTGCAGGGTCGTTAACGAAACTTTTGATTTCGTTCAACGTTTGAACATCTTGCTCTTTAAGCTCCAGAAGTTCAGCCATTCTAACCAGCTTGTCACTTTGATCGGCAAGCTGCTTTGTGAGCAGGTCCTGGGATTCTCGCGATTCCTTA